AATACTGAAGAATGACATTAACAAGTTGAGTTTGTAGAGTTACTGTTTCCATTTTTAAGCTCCTTGTGTTGCCCAGGGAAGGGGAGGTGTAACCACAGTAGGATTGATTTGTGCGTTAATCATTCCATCCAATGCGGTCTGTGTTGCCGTCTGGTCAACGCCATTTTCATAAATCCAATTCAATACCTCTGCCTGTGTTAAATTAGCATAAGGTATATATTGTTCATTAGGGTTGTAAACAATGTTGCAAGTGCTATAAATCCTTGCGGTGTAGGGGATACCATTGTTTGTTTGGTCTGATGTTGCCACGCATTGCCAATGGGCGCAGAACACGCAATCAGGTTGTGGTGTTGTTGGATATGCGTCTAGCGCAGAGATTGTCCATACATAAGTATTCATATTAAGCTCCTTTAAGTTTGGCTACTTCAGTCTTGAGGGATTGAATTTCTTTAATCATCATTGGGACAAGTTTGGAATAATCCACGCCCATCATTTTTTCTGGGTCACTTGGAACGGAAACTGCATAAGGAGCTACTTCTAATAACTCTTGTGCTACCAATCCATATTCTTGATGGCTATCATCTGATAACCAATTAAATGAACGAACTTTGATGGCATCAATATTTCCTTGTGGAGCATCAACAATATTTGTTTTTAGTCGTTGGTCTGATGTGATGTTGTATAAAGTTCCAGTTGATGTTGATGTTATAGAACCAACTGCTGAATAACTTGCACCATAAAAAAATGTAACTTGATTAACAGTGCCTGACCCGTAAGAATTCCACAATAATAATGGGTTGTTACCATTACCAGTTGATTTAAATGTTGCCGCATTTCCAGAAGTTACTGCACCAAGACAAGATTCATTGATAACTGCACTTGTAGTTCCAATTAACAATCTACCACTAGAGTCTATACGCATCCTTTCTGTTGTATCATTATTTACATAAAACGCTAGAGCATTTGTGTTGTTTGGAATACCAATAGCACCTGCAGTAACACTATTTAAATCAAATGCTATTTGAGTACCATTTCCACCACCTGTATCATTTCTAAGTCTTAAAACTTGACCATTTGTGGGATTAGAACCATGTACTTCTAACGGATAACTAGGACTACTTGTACCTATACCTAGCCCTGTGCTGGTCAGGCGCATTTTTTCTGAAAGACCAGAACCACCTGCGGCAGTAATTCCAAAACCAATATAACTTGTAGTTGTTGTTCCAGATGTCAATGAAAGTCCAGCAGAACCATAAGTAGCCGTATCTACATTTTGACCTGATGAATAATAATAATTTGAAGTCAAATACAAACTATCAGCAAATTGACCGATGTGACCTTTAGTTCCATTTGAAGAACTGCCAGATAAATTTATTGTGTTTGTGTATGAGCCAGCCGCATTGGGAACAATATTAAAATTAGTTGTATCCCAAGTAAGCGCAGACCCAGTAGCCAAAGCACTTGTACTTGTAGCGTATGCTACGCCATTCGTTGTTAAGCCACTTAATCCTGTTGATATAGGCAATCCTGTACAGTTGGTCAACGTGCCAGAAGTAGGTGTACCCAATATGGGGGTAGTCATGGTAGGACTTGTAAGTGTCAGGCCAGCTACCGTAGTTGCCGTGCCACCTAAAGCAATACTTGTACTGCCAATAGTTACCGTTGTATTGGTAAGCGCACTATTGGGGATATTTGTAAGTGTATTTGTGCTTCCACTAATGCTTTTGTTGGTCAGCGTATCTGTGGTTGCTCTACCTACCAAAGTATCTGTACTTGTGGGCAGAGTCAATGTGCCTGTGTTGCTAATTGTGCTAATAACAGGAGATGTGAGAGTTAACCCTGCAACAGTAGTTGTAGTTGTACCCAGTGTCAGGGCTGTTGACCCTAGTGTGATAGCAGTGGCAAAGTTACTATCCAACTGTGAAAGTGGAATAGCCGATGTTGCAGAGCCAAATGTATACGGAACAGCCATTTTAGAACCTCACTCTTAATTCATGTTCAAACTCGAATGTGTTAACCGTGAACGCAGCACTATTACTGGTCTGGGTTAACCCTAGATATTTACCATACTGCTGTGCATCTGATTTGTACAGATAATACCCGTTGCTTGTTACCCAAATTATCGTAGCAGACGCATTATTTGTCCAACCTATTGGCGTGCCTACATTGTTAATCCAAGACGCATTGGTAGACAACACGTAAACAGGGCTAGAACCGCTTTCTGAGTCTACAGTGATATAGAACGTGCCACCCTGAGTTAAAGTCGCTTCTACACCGAATTTAAGGGCTTGTTTAGTCCTGATACTGTCCCCCATAGGGTCCAGAGCAGTCTGAATATAAGACGCTATATTGGCTGACGGGTTGTTGTACAGCCTGTACAACACGGTTGTAGCCACACCGTAGAGGCTTACAACACCTCCTACAGGTACAGAAGTCACATAATTGATACCGTTGCCCTGAGAGGTAATAAACCATCTCTTTTCAAAGAACACAGCTTGGATAAACCGACTGGGTGCAGGGCCTAGCGGAAAAGATGAGTTAACGTAGAAGTTAAATGCAGCGCACAAAATGTTATTGAGGAGAACTTGCCCCCCAGTCACAGGCTGTGAGAAGTCAATATACGGGAAAATACCGTCTAACGGGTCTGAAATCTTGGATGTTGTACTACCGACCAGGGCATAAATACCGTAGTCATTCATAAACAACAGGCTTCTGAAATACGGAAAGATAGCGTAAATACGCTTAGTACCCACAGAAGCCGACACATTGGTGTTGGTAAACAGAGTTGCCCCTGTAGAGGTGACCCTAACATCTGAGAAGACGTTAATCGAATCATCACCAAAGATGTACAAGAAATTGTTGGCTGAATACAGAGCCGTGATGTTTCCGTGCAGGGTTTCGTCTGTGAGTGTCAGTGAGCCAGCACTTACTGACGTAAAGTCAAACGGGCTTGTAGAGGCTGAATAGTAGACTGTACGCCCCGCAGCCACCCAAGTACGCCCTGAAAACGTGGCTACATCCACAATTCCATCTGTGTTGGTAATGGCTATACCCGTGGCAGTTGTACCACCCATAGGTGCGGCACCAAAAGAAACTGTGGTGCTGGCATCATAACCCGTGCCTGGGTTGGTCATAATCACTTGCGTGACAGAGCCACCTGACAAAATAGCCGTGCCCGCAGCGTTTGTACCAGAACCTGTGATGGTCACAGCAGGTGCAGAAGTGTATCCAGAACCACCGCTTGTCACCAAAATAGCCACTGTGCCTGTGGCAAAAGTAATGAGAGAAGTGATGGCTACTGCTGTTGTTGTGATGTTAGAACCACCACCCGAAATGGTGACATTGGGGGGTGATGTGTAACCTAATCCTGCGTTGGTGAGGGTAATGCTGTTAAGAGAACCCTGTATTAACGTGGCTGTAGCAGCAGCACTACCACTTGAGAAACTGACTGTAGGAGGAGAAATGTAACCAGAACCAGGATTGGTCACAGTCACTGCCGTGACATTGCCACTGGTGACCGTTGCCACACCCTGAGCGGTTGCTCCACCAGCCGTAGTCGGTGCACTAAAAGATACTGTGGGTAATGATGTATAACCACCACCACCTGCGGTAATAGTCACCGAGGCCACACCTCCCGCACCTGTGGTCACGGTAGCCACAGCAGTAGCTTGCACGCCATATCCTGATGTAGGTGCGTCTATCACCACATTGGGTGCTTCTGTATACCCTGCACCTGGCACAGTAATACCAATACTTCCCACACTACCAACAGGATTGAGGTGTGTTGCATCCCAAGCAAACAAACCTTTTTTTGGGTCACCTATCACCGCATACTGGTTTTTGTACTGGCAATACGTCACTCCTGCATTGGAAAATGTGCCTGTAACAGCAACATTTCCCGCTGTATTTCCTTGTCCTACATTAGCACCACTACCAATAATGCTCACATACTCAGCTCTACCATCATTCTCAAATGCCAGTAAATAGTCTGTCAGGTTAATGTTGGTAGAGTAAAAAGACGCAACATTCGCACTGGTCACAATGTTGGCACTGCTATTGCTTGCAAATGTCAGGTTGTTTTGAGCAGCCACAATCTTGATATTGCCACTGCCTATAGGCTGAGCATTCTCTAGCCAACTGAACTCTTCTTTTTCAATAGCCGTGCGATTAGCCTTGGTATTTAAACCTTTGAAGGCTTTAATAATGGCATAGGACTTTTTCTGTTCTGCTGCTGCCATGATTAGTACGGTGTTGAGTAGGGGTCAGGTATGCGTCTTGTAAAGGAGCTATTGAGAGCTGCCTGTACTTGTTGTTTGTATTGTTGCTGATATATCTCTGCTTCACCATAGCTCTGCTCTTTATACTTGGCTTTGTAAGAAGCGTAAAAGGCTACAGGTTGCGTGAATGGGTCGTTGATAGGGTCTACAGCATTGGGTGTGTTTTGAGACAACGGCAAAGGCAATATCACCGTATCCACTTCCATCAAATAGCTCTGGTCAGGCACAGGACCAATATAAATCTGTTGTTGACCATAAACAGAGAAACACACGGGTCTGCCAATGTAATTCTGCCAATATCTCAATTGGGCATTAAAGTTGCTAAAAGGCAAATATCTGAGCGGAATACGACTATTGCCCCAATAAATGGTGACATTGAGGACATCTAATATCTGATTGGTAACATTCAAAGCTGAATACGGAATAATTTCAGCAGGAGCGTAATAGGTCAAATACGCTGTGCCATTAGCAAAAGGCGTGCTAGGTGGAAATCCACCATTGCCTGTTGGATAGGGAGGTGCAGATGTACCTAGCGTGCCACTGGTTGTGACTTGATAGGTATAAATGTTGGAAAAGATGTACTGACCAGCAGTAACAGCAAGATTAGCAGCCCAAGGTATAGCTGCTGAACCATCTGCCCCTATAGGGGTGGCTGAAACAATCAGGGTACGTAGGCAACCAGTATCTCTAACGACTCGTTCACGGGCAGAATTGATATCGTCCGTCAGCTCCGAGTCGGACCAGAAGACTCCATTGGCATCGTGCAAGAGCCTACGGACTTCCGTGAGATAGGAAGATAAGGTTGCCATTTAGCGTCCATGTTATGCTGCCCTCTGT